CTGTTATGCGGTTTATTATTGGAGACTTGATAGAAGCATTAGCTATTGTTATTATGAAAGCTGCAGGTTTGAAGATACAGGAATTTCAAAAAGAAGTAAGTATGAAAATAGCAAATATTAATTTGCAGGGAACATATGATGTAAAAGTTGAAGATAAAATTTATGATGTAAAAACTGCCAGTCCATACGCATTTGATTCTAAATTTGGTGAGTGGGGTGGATATAACAAGGTAAAAGAAGATGATACATTTGGGTATATTGCTCAAGGGTATTCATATTCACATGCAGGTAAATCAAAATTCGGTGGGTGGATTGCTATAAATAAAGCAACAGGAGAATGGGCTATATGTGAAGCACCGGAAGAACAAGACCACGAAAAACTAAAAGCATTACAAATTGTAAAACATAATATAGAAAGTATTGATACAGAATTTAAGAAAGAATTTGATGATTATGCTGAAACATACAAACCTACATCTGGTCCATATAAGGGGGTAAAAAAAGAAAGTGGAAATAGGATTATGACCTATCCTTGTACTTTCTGTGGATATAAAAATCATTGTTGGGAAGATGCAGTTCTTGCTCCCAAAGTTACAAGCAGAGCAAAAAATCCTCCCTATATTTGGTATACAAAACTAAAAACTAGGGAAATAAAATAATGCCTGTTTTACTGCAAAGTAGTATTAATCAACACGACATATCAATAAATCAAGACACTATCTATGTCTACCTTGATAATGAACAGAAAAAGAGTGGTAGTGATTATGCCCTATTAATGAGAAATTATTCCAATACCGTAGGTCTAGTGGTAAAAGAGAAACCATCTAATGCACAAAAAAGCTATTGGTCTGATGGAATATTTTCTAGTAAAAAAGAAATACTTGATGAAGGATTACAGAAGATACATAGACATTTGAGAAAAGGGGGGATTGTTGTACTGACCTGTGATTGGTCAGATGATGAAAACCTAGAGAAGTATTCATATAAAACCTATGATTATTTATTAGAATCTATAGGAACACTTAGAACGAGGTATAGTAAAACCATTGATTCGTAGCCATAAATTTAGATCCAATTTTGAATTGGGTGTTATGACAGCTGTTACTAGATATGGTGTAAAAGTTGAGTATGAAACACAGAAAATACAATATGTTTTGCCTCCTAAAACTTATACACCGGATTTCTATTTTCCAGAATATAATTTACATGTAGAGTGCAAGGGGTTTTTAAAGATGGTAGATCGTAAAAAACATTTATTGATTAAGGAACAGCATCCCGAATTGGATATTAGGTTTGTGTTTGGCAGGGCAACTAATAAACTTTCTCCAAAAAGTAAAACAACATATGGAGGTTGGTGCAAAAAGAATGGATTCATATATGCAGAAAAATTTATACCAAAGGAGTGGTTCAATGAGAAAAAAATATGATAGAGTAAACTTAAAAAAAGATGCCGCAAAACTGTTGGGTTTAAAAAATGCAGCCTGTGGTATTATATTAGAGGCTCAAAGTGATGAGACATTTGCAATCAAGGCATTTGAAAGCCCTAAAGTATCACGAAAAAAAGTAGTACAAAATCGTGTCCCTACAAAAAAAGATGTAGAGAAATTGATGAAAACAATGCAACCTAATATGCATCTGATGCATCTACAAAGGGGGTTAATTTATTTATTGTTAAAACATATGGATGTTATATATGAGGCTGCAGATAAAGCTGTAGTGGAAAATTTTAGAGAAATTGAAGAAATGCTGAATACTCCTAAAAATAAAAAGGTAAAAGAAAAAAATAAAAATATAATATATGTTAATTTTGATAAGGACACAATACATTGACCACGCATTTAGTTATACCTGATGCTCATTGTATACCTAGTATTTCAAATGAAAGATTCACTTGGTTGGGGAAACTTGTAGCTGAGATACAGCCAGATGTTATTATTGATATTGGGGATTGGTGTGATATGGAAAGTTTGTGTTTTTATGATAAGGGTAAGATTCAGTTTGAAGGTAGGAGATACCAAAAAGATGTTACATGTGCACTTGATGCAAAGGAAAAATTTGAAAATGAGATTGCTAAAGTAAGCAAATATAAGCCCACAAAAATTGCTATTATGGGGAATCACGAACAGAGAATAGAAAGAGTTGCAGAAGAAACACCGGAATTAAAGGGTGTTCTTGATGTAGAAGATTTGGGATATTTGAAATATGGATGGAAATTGATACCCTACTTGACACCATATAACATAGATGGTATTCTATATGCACACTACTTTTCTACAGGTGTTATGGGTAAAGCAATGTCAGGTGAAAATGTAGGTGCCCGTTTAATTAAAAGTACATTTCAAAGTTGCACAATGGGTCATAGTCATAGACTCGATATTGCTACACGAACTAGAAAAGATGGAACAAGATTATGGGGATTAGTATGTGGGTGTTTTTTTGAACATTATTTGAAATATGCACAGACTGATAATAATGCTTGGTGGAGGGGGGTAATTTTAAAACGAGATGTTAAAAAAGGAAATTATAATCCTACTTTTATAAGTCTCGATGTTATTAAAAAGAGGTATAAATGAAAAAAGATAAAAAAGACGGGAAATTTGATCCTATAAATAAACCAAAACACTATAATCAAGGTGGTGTTGAGGTATATGATTTTATAAAAAGTAATAAGTTTGGCTACGCACAGGGTAATGTAATAAAGTATGTCAGTCGCTATAGATACAAGGGGACACCCATACAAGACCTGTTAAAAGCTAGGTGGTATCTCAATAAATTAATTGAAGAAACTACACTTGAATTGTCTAACTTAAAAAAAGCTAGAGATGCAGAAGCAGAAGGTAAGGAAAAAGACGATAAAAAATAATGGAAAATATCTGTTATAGAAAACTATCCATAATACAGACAATTAGGATAGAGGAAAGACGAGTTCGTGTTCATGTCTGTTTTGATATACACCCTGTAAAATGGATGAAAAAAGAACCGAACTGTATACTTAGAATAAAAATTCATTCAGGAGGCAAGGCAACACATTCAGATCATATGTACGAAGATGAGTCAAATTTATTAACTTCAACTCTCAAGTACTCAAATGATCACATAAAGACCTTAAAGGACTTATATAAGGAAGTTCCTAGAAATAGGAGGAATGGCAAACCAGTAACTATACTGGGTGCTATTTGTAAACTTTTAATAAATGATTATTTTTTAGAGAAACCGTATGTACAACAAGCACGAAGCGACTATAGCTTCGATCAACTTCAAACTCAATTCTTATGGACAGATTATCACAGAAGTCAAATCAGTTAACGATAAAGATTTAAAGGAAGTTTTGGATAAATGGAATACATCCTATGAGAACACCCATCAGCTTTGCTCATTTGCAAAGTGGGCTAAAGCTTATATGGATATGTTCTCAAAAGATGCAAAGAATATGTTAGGGTGAGTTAGATTATTGGCAGAGTTCTAATTTCTCTGATAATTTGAGTTGTTCGATCATCCAGATATCTACAAGAGGATCTTGTAAATTTTCTATCTTGTTAATGACCTCTTCAGGTGGGTGGGGATAACTAGGGCAGTAATTACTTACCTGATTTCTCACGCAACTTGTCGTAAGCATTGCGAGCAGAAATAATCCTAGCATCAATTTTATCGGCTTTTTTATGTTTTTCATTGTCTAATTCTGCTTGTTTTAGTAGTTGGTCCTTCTTACCTTGATTTTTGGCAATATACCATAACATCAAGGGTTGTAATATCTTAAATATAAATCCAAATATAAATTTACTTATCATTGTTTTTGTCAAAATGGTTAGAAATACGGATATAAATTTCGAAAAATAACCACGCAAATATGAGAAACCATATATGATGGTTTTTTATGCAAAAAATCACGTTTTCGGTATCTAGGCAGTCATTCATTCTAAAATTTCTTGTTTTAAGCCTCATAGAGAGCAAATTTGACCCTTAGGCATACAAATGCCTATGAATCATAACTTTGCTCTCTACGGCTAAAAAACTATGTGTTTTGGCGATTTCGGTGTTTTGAGCTATTATTCGTCTTTATTTTTAGCTTTACCGAAATTCGCACCTGCAAAGTTTACAATTTTCCACGCCCAATCGATAATCTTGTCATCAGATTTGTTAGGTGTAAGTGTAGCAATAATTGCTGCACCACCTATAATCTTAAACAATGCATCGAGTAGTTGTGGAAGCTGTGGTAACTGTGCTAATACCCATTCAATCATATTAAGCTCCTTTTATCATTTTAAAAATTATGGTGATTAGCCAACCTGCTAACGCACCAAAGATTAGTATTACTCCAAATGCACCCTTCCATCGGTTGGCGGTGGCATTCAAATTGGTAACATCTTTATTAAGATGTGAAACGTTTCGTTTTATGTCGTTCAACTTTGTTTGTATTGTTGCAATTTGTGCGGAAATATGTCTGAGTTCTTTTTCGTTCATTT